GGTCTGATTGGCAATATATAAGCCGCTGTCAGACAATATCTTGTTAGCTTTATGGAGGCGTTTAAGATACCTATAAAACGTGCTTTCCGATACTTCCAACTTTTCAATGATATGACGACATAAATCACCCGCTTGCCACTGCTTGCTACCCATCTCAGTTAAGAACCTTTTATCGTCAACCGCCTTGTGTGCGCCTGGCTTCTTTAGCTTGTCGGGGTTGAGCGCAAAGTTGGCTTGGAACAGCGGGTAATGCCACTGAACGACAAAGCTATCTACTGGCGGGAAGTTACGCAGTGTGATGTCACAAGTGTAAGTCTTCTCATCCTCCTCGTGGGCAGTCAGAACGACCAACGTATCTGGATTACGGGCGAACACGCCCGATCCACTAAAGCGGTCAATCGACTCTGCACCCGACTTGTTACCCTTGCTGAAGTGGTGGCTTAGTATAATCGACAGATTGTGGCGTGTAGCTAGGTACTCAAATTCATTCATCAAACTTGACATATCCCCAGCTGAATTTTCGTCTCTCTCTCCCATGAGCATGTAGTTTGGATCAAGGATAATGGCTTGGTAGCCCTTACCTTCAATCTGCTTCTCGATCATAGGACGGATGAGAGTCAAGTCGGCAGCGTGGCCTCGGAGCGTCCACACGTCAAAGTCATCGGCCTTATCTTCTAGCCCTTTTGCTTTGATAACATCGGCTAGTCGATTGCGGAACGACCACTCTTGAATCTCGAAATTGATGAACAGCACCCGCGACATCTTGCACTGCTGCCCCCACCAAGGCACGCCAGCGTGTAACGAAAGGGCTAAGTCAATTAGCGACCAACTCTTAAACGCCTTGCTTCCTCCGCCCAGCAACATCTTCCCGCCTCTATGCAGCATTCCCTCAATTAACGTCTCTGGTGCGGGTAAGTCTTCCTTAACAAGTTGTGCATAAGATTTGATCGGCGGCCACTCGTCCGTCTTCGGTTTGATACCTAGTGCTACTGCTGGCTCTATCATTTTCCTCCTTTGCAAAACCATAATAGACTTTGCATTTTGTCTTCTCTCTTTGCCCCAGGAATCCTAACGGGTTGGCTGGGTTTAAATGTTGCAGGATCACAGCCTAACGGAATAAGAAAAGCTTTTAATTGTTCCACCCATTCGTTCTTTGGTGGCATCTCAAACCAACCATGCAAGCTCTTTCCGCCAGTATTAACAACGGCGTGTAGCTTCATGCTGAACAAGTCACGCATCAATTGGAACACCGCGCCCATCTGTGGCTTTGTCAGCACATCCGATTCGACAACTAAGAATATCCGATCCTCAACCGTATCGTTGGACCTGCTGACTGTGCCTTGCTTGTAGGTCGCGCCAGTTGTGTATTGCCCAATCGGTTCATCCAGCTTCTTCCACTCGTAAGCTGTGCGGAAGTTCTGTGGATGCTTGCCGCTGTCCGTCACGTTACCTATCCAGATGTTATCGACAGCGTTGAACAGCGACAGGAACAACTGATAGTCTTGCGCTGGATCGTCCAGCTTGGTTGGACTTTCCTCAAACATATCCGCCGTCTCCCAATTGTAGTGCGTGAGGTAGCGTTGCTTGTTTGATTCAGCAACAGTCTTAATCCTGTCCAGCACCTCGGCGTGCGGGTCTTTCTTAATGACCAGCTTGGGTACGGCTGTGCCGCCAGACATAATGTTGACTGGCTTGTAGAGAACATCGCTGGATATAGCTCGGCGCAACTTGCGGTTGGCCTCGTCACGATACGGCGTGCAGGAAGTATGCCAGCAGAAAATAGTCGGCGCGCCATCTACAAACACCGTTGTATCTCTGATGCGGGTGTGACTGGTATGTGCAGCCTCGCCTGGACACTTGCACAGCCCGTGGTTCTCGGACTGCCAATCCACTTGGCCTACGATTTCTTCAGCTTGCCGTTGTGCGGTTGTCATAGAAATTCAATCGGGATCTTGGTGTATTCGGTATAATCATGGATGCAAGCTTTACTTATTGAAACCCTTGATTGAGTTCCAAACCTATCAAACGGAACGATCAATTTGAATGCAACACCCAAGTCTTGATTAAGCCCAACAAGAAACCAGTAATCAGACGGGAATGTGTCTGGATCGGATGTTGCCTTGAATCCGTAGCAATTTTGTTTAGATGAGAACGTGGCAGTCTTTATGTGAAATCCTCTAAATGTTCCATCATTCATTGCGACTATCCGATCTATCTTTGTGTGCGGATTGATTGACCTCCACGCATTCAATCCATTGCTGATTGCCCATATATCAAACTGCAACTCACCTATCTCGCCCACCTTGTGCGAGTAGTGCATCGCATCAATTGACAATGCTGTCGTGCTTAATGTTTCTGTTTCGGCTGCAAAGCCAAACAGATACTGTTCTGGCTCTTCGGCCAGACCATTAAACATCTTTATCTCTTCACTCATAGAAATTCAAACTGGCTCTGATTCAAGGGGTAGACACACTGAGGAAACGCCCGATGCAAGATCTCCTTGCATACCACAACGCCAGTTAGTTATTTAAGTTTAGCCATGTAGCCAAGCGTGGCTACAATTAGCTTTCTGGTTTCAGCCTGTATTTCGGACATTCTATCGTAGCTCGCCTGCATTCTTTTGAGCGCAGCCTCCATACGTTTTAAGCTATTCTGTTTTGTCTGTTCTTTCATTTGTTGTATCTCCTTATTTGTTTTCTAGCTCAATCGCCTTTTGCGATGCAAGAACAATATCCTGCGCTGTTATATTCCGCAGAGCATTGCACCAGTATTGGGTCTTGGGAGTCTTGTTGGTCGCATCCTTACACTTAGCCTGTGGCAACCCAGCGTGTGGACGGCAAGGCGCGTGTGGGCAAGTGTCGGGTTTGAATATCGATACGTTCTTCGGATAATACGTCATGCGATCCGCTGGATCATACGAACCCCACAACGACACACACGGCGTATCCAACCCAGCAGCCATGTGGTTGACACTACTATCTGGCGCGACAACAAAGTCAGCCCCGCTAATAATCGGGAACAGCGAGCGCACAGTCTTGGTGCAGTTGAATAGGTCAATCACTCGCGGATGATCCACCTTAAAGTTGTTGCTGTTATCCAGCCCAATGATGACAGCGTGATGTTTTGGATAAGCCTCCAGCAATGCCAGCACCGCATCCTGCCCCATCTTGGGCGGGTAGGTGCGGGTCGGACCAGAACTGCTAACGTGGTAGGCAAAGAACGGACTAGGCAACGGCCACTTGCCCATCGCCTTTAGCTCTTCGTGGTCTGGCTCGATGAGATGTAGCACTGGCTTACAATACTTAGCCATCGTCTTCTCATCCCAAACCCCCATCCATTCGTAGATTCGCTTGTAGCAGTTACCACCACCAGTGCCTAGCTTCGTGTTACCAACCTGCCCGCTGAACAAATCATCCGTTGGCAAGTGAGCGTCAAATGACCTCCATGCCTCCAGCGATGCAGGCAACGGCCACAGCCTTGCACCCAACCCAGCGTAGAGAGGGAGGTTGCGAGCAGGTGCGTAAACCTCCACAACCCCACCCGACTCTTGCACCAAGTAGTTGACGAAGGCAGTAGCGATGATTGCATCACCAATTGCACCAGCGCGGTAAACGGCTGTAGCCCCACCAGCAGCGCGCCCCTTGTAGTACGGCTTGATCTCGTGCGGGCAAGGGATTGAATCGTCCCAGGTTGGTCCAGTTAGCTCATCGGGCAGCACATAAGTAGTGCGTGGATAGAGCATATTGTCATCGACTTTGTGAATTGCGTTTGTGTTATTTGTCCATAGTTTCATTTGGTTTTCTCCTCTATAATAAAGAACACAGCAAGAATAGCTGTGACTACTGTGATGACGGCAATGGCAACAAGAAGCTTTCCTATCGCCAATCCTGCTCCGACAACAATCCAATCGTATAGTGCGCTCATTTGGCCTGCCTTTCTATTTTGTGCATGAAGATCGGAGTCTGCTCGCCTACATAAGCTCCTGCAATATTAAAATCAAAGTGTTCTAGTGCCTCGGCATAGTCCATGCCTTGCTTCATAAGGCTCTCGATGATTACGTCAGCATCATAGATCGCGCATAGATCACCGCCGAATGCGCTACCCACACCAACCAGCGCATCATCAAATCCATCGGCAAACAGCATCGTGTGTGCATCATCACCGAACTGGTCAAGGATGTCTTCTCGTATGCTCATACGCTCTGCATCTGGTAAGCGTGGTCAACCAATTCCCTAACGCATTTAGAATATTCGTTCTCGGCACTGCTGTAGCAAAATATCTCGGTTCTAAATCCGCCAGCCTCCAGCCACAACTTCCATCTCAAGTTCTGCTCATCCCACTCCTTCTTCACCTGCATCGCCAACTCATCCTTGCTTTTCATTCCTCACCCACAACTTCCTTGCAGACTAGGCTGGCTGCATCCACCATCGTTATGATCTGGATCATATCTATGGCGTGTCCGTGAGTCGCGCGATCCCTCTCAACTACAAGCTTATTGCGTGCAATGAGAAGGATCTCGCGCGCCCACTTGAGGCGATCTTTAGCCTCGACTTGCATTACGAACCAGATCGCATCCGAAACTTGCGTGGCTTACTCTTGCCTGCTGCGGATAGGGCAATGGCAATCATTTGCTCGCGTGAGCGAGGCTTACCGCCTGCTCCACGCTCGCTACCCTTCTTGCGGTTATCCCTAGCCAACTCACTCATATTCTTCGATACGTCTTTACCTAATGGCATATTCTGTTTTCCTTTCTGTTTATGGTTGTTCCGACTTGTGAAGATCGTAGTAAAAAGAATCTGTATCCTCAGTCACCCACTTGTCACTCTGATTCTCTACCGATGGCAGGTCGGTATCAACCCGAAACTGCTTTAGGTTATCTGGCAACTTCTTTGTAACCCAATTCGAGTCGCGCCAGAATATGCGGTTGTTGGGCATACAAAGTAAGTAGCCATCGTCACCAGCGAACACATGACCGCACTTGTAGTCAGATGGCTCATCACTGTAGGGATTATTAAACCAATCCACAGTAAACAAGTATGTACCCCAAACCTTAGTAGCATCCCGTAGCAGGATCTGAGCGCGGTGGTAGGCGAGGAAGCTGTACTCGGTTACGGTTACATTCTCGGAGAAGCAATCCCAAAGCTGTTTGTAGTTGAATGGGATGTCGGCCTCTGGCTCGTGAGTGTATATCTCCGATAGCGGTACTCGACTCCGCAGCATTCCAGAGTCAGTCATAACGTGGAAGGTTAGTATTGCCCCAGCGCAAGACTGCAAGGCGAACACATAGACGTTGTAAAACTCCTTGTCCGCCTCGGTCTTGGTAAAGAAAGACTTTCTCACCATAGCCTTGAAGCTAGGGATGTTCTCGTTGAGCGTTGCCATTACAGCCACGCAGGTCCAGTTATCCAAGCCACCAACACCCAGCGTGTACCCCATATGGGCGCACGCGCACGATGCTCGATGTAGGATGGAAACCAGCAACCTGCTCCCTGCTCGCGGATGAACTTGGCGTTGTCTATGTCGGCCTTAACCTGCAAGCCTCCGCCCAAATATTCATTAGGTGCGGATAGGTTGACAACCGCAGTAAGCTTTCGATCCGATCCAGTAAACGTATCGTAGTGCCACCAGAACTGCTGGAGTGGATTGTACTTTAGGATTTGCAACTGCTGCATGCCAGTAACATCAAACCTCCAATGCTCTGCGTTAATGGAGCTGGTTAACTCCTGCATAATGTTATAGATCCAGTTATTATGTTGGGCGTAAGGAATCCAGCAGGACGAGCAACTTCTGGCAAACGACCTGCGCGTAGTGCCGTCCTTCTTCAATACAGTCGCACGCTTCATCCCGATCACTTCCGCATCCTGGCGCAACATCTCGCACTGCGTCTTGGTTAGGACGTAGCGATCTACGGCTGCGGTCAATACCTTCTGCTTAAACTCGTTCATTTGAGTTCCTCGCATAGTTCCAGCAACGCCTTGTTCAGTGCGTACTCAAAGCAGGCCATCTTATCTTTAGCCAAGTGCTGACGGCCAGCCCTTGCCAACGCCTCGTAAAGATCATCGTCAACATCAAGCATTACCCTTACGGCTTTTTGCTCCAATGTTTTTACCAGAGTTATCTTTCTGTCTTTCTTTTTCATAGGTCCAATTCCTTTCTTATGTAGTCAATCAGCTTGAAGATGATGTACAACGCACAGTAGATTGCCGATAATGTCATCGAACTGTAAAGGATAAAAGAAGCAATTACCCAAACTATCACGCCGAGATCAAGTAGGCAGAACATAGTCGTTTTCCTTTAGCTTCCGTAGCAACGTGCGGTTATCGATCTGCACCCCGCTGGCTCTGCACCACCAGGAGACAACGCCAGTCTTGAAGTCGCGCAATAGCTTCTGCACCTCGTGAGAGTTCTTATACTCCAGCGCATCGTTGAGTGGCACGCCAGTGTGATCCTTAACAATCTTCATACCCTTAACCATCCCGCGCTTGCGCAGCATCCGTAGGTCGCGGATAGCTTGGAGTGCAACCTCCCCAGCCAACTGCTGCACCCTGTCATCGTAATCACCGCGACATAGCTGGGTTGACCTCACCGACCTAGCTCCACCAGCTTCGCTTCGTCAGCTTGAATCTGGTTAGCTAACTTGGTTAGATCGTTCGACTGACCAGCGTAATGAATAATCATTGCGTCCTTGTAACGGTCCAATCCAAAGTGCGACTCCACGCTGGTCATACAATTGAATGACGGGTCAAGCTCGGTTAGTGGGATGTTCCACAAGTGCGCCATCACGTTGAGCCAAGTCTGCTCGGCAAAGTGGTTTGGGTGTAGGCCAATGGGCGGCATTGATAGAACACCAACCGCCTTGGTGTGAACTACGAACACGCCAGTGTTGACGTAGAACTTAGGCTCGATCACTCCGCCGAATGCACCAGCCAGCTTCACCATATCTGGCTTGCGATCCAGATAAGCTCCTTCGTCAAAGGCACAGAACACGCCAGCGTCCTCGGATAGCTTGGGGCAATCGGCTGCAATCAGAACGTCTGCGTCAACGAATGTCACCTGGTCATAGCCCTTCGTTGCCATAATGTTTCCAATCGCTGACTTGGAGTATTGCGCTGGGTGAGTAAGAGGCTTGTCGATCAGAATGAAGTCAGTGCTATGGCGTTTGCAGTACGCCTCCATCCTCGGCCTAGTCAGATCAATAATCTTCTGCCAATCCT